TTGCAAATTATTTCGTATTTTGTCACTCCATTGCTAACTACGGGCATCATTTTGTTTTCGCCGATGTAGCTGATCATTAAGTGAAGGAATTCATTTGTGATGTCTTTTTTAGCGAGCCACGTTAGGCCCTTTTTGTCAAGTTTGCCGAGGTAGATTTTGTTTTCATCTAAACAGGCTTGACCGATGGTGAATTGGGATAGGTTCATGTCCAACTATCATCCACCGCCTCCGAAAAGTCAAGCGTTGTTTTGGTCGCTTCTTTAAATTCTTCGAGGGTCATGGTTCCGTCAAATGCGTCTCCAATCAAATTAGAGAATATCATTGGAAGTTTCGCAAGGAAACCCCTGCCTTTAGGCAGGGGAGGAATTGCGTTGGTTTTTAATGTATTGTTGGATGACTTTAATCGGGGCACCGCCGCAAGTCAAGACGAAATACGAGGGCGACCACAGTTTTTTACGCTTGGAAGCGCGGGACGAAACGCCTTTGAGAGCGTTTACGAGCTTGCTGATTGAATACTTTGGGGGAAGCGTCACTAGAAGGTGGGCGTGATCCTCTTCCCAATTCGCTTCAACGAGCGAGCCGCCAAAATCTTGCATAACGCTAGAAAACTTCTCCAAGAGAACGCTCCACAGTGGGGCGTCTATCGCTCCGCGCCTATACTTGGTTACGAAGACCAAATGATACGAACACTTGAATTTTACGTGTCTGCCTGAGAAAGTTTCCATATTTTAGCGTTAGACCAATTAGTTTGTGTGTAACTATTACTATAGTAACACAAATGCATAAAGTCAAGCGAAGATTTCGATTTTATCCAACGCCAGCGCAGGAAAACGCGCTGGCGCAGGTTTTCGGATGCGCAAGATTTGTTTACAACAACGCTCTCGCTTGGCGCAAAACGGAATTTTCGGAAGGCAGAAAGCCATCCTACAACAAAAGTTCAGCGTGGTTGACTCTTTTCAAGCGTGAGCACGAATTTTTGAATGACGTTAGCTGCGTGCCGCTTCAACAGGGTTTGCGTCACCTGCAAACCGCTTACCAGCGTTTTTTCAAAAAGCAATCGGGATTCCCCACCTTTAAGCGGCGCGACAACCGCCAGAGTTGCGAGTTCACTGAACGGGCGTTTGCTTATAAAAATGGAGAGCTTTCGCTCTCAAAAATTGGAAAATTAAACGTTGTTTGGACGCTTCCGCTGGAAGCGAAACCCACAACTGTCACCGTTGTTAAGGAGCCTAGTGGCAAGTATTTCGTAACGCTAACGCTTATCGAATCCGAGAAAACGCTGCCGCCAAGCGACAAAATTGTTGGCGTTGATTTGGGCATCGAAACTTTTGCAACGCTAAGCGACGGGCGCAAGTTTAAAGCGCCAGCTAAAATACGCAAATTGCGTAAAAAGTTAGCCGCTTTGCAGCGCAAACATTCTCGCCGCCAGAAAGGCAGCAAGCGCCGCGAAAAAGCGCGGCTCAAAGTTGCTCGCTTGCACGAACACATCGCCAACGTGCGAAACGATTTTCTCCACAAACTGTCAACCTCGCTGGTTCGCGAAAACCAAGCTATCGCCATCGAGGATTTGCACACGAAAGGAATGATGAAGAACCACAAGCTCTCTCGCGCTATCGGCGAGCAAGGCTGGCGTCAATTCCGAGACATGCTCAAATATAAGTGCGAGTGGGGCGGGCGCAAATTGGAAATCGTAAGCCGTTGGCTTCCGAGTTCAAAAACGTGTTCACATTGCGGAGAAAAAACGACGCTAACGTTGAAAGATCGTGTTTGGAGTTGCGCTTGCGGTGCAACACACGACCGAGACGTTAATGCTGCGAAAAATATTCTAGCCGCTGGACAAGCGGCGCTTGCCCGTGGAGGTTCGGTAAGACCAGCGAGAACGTATGTTCTCAAGGCGCGGCCTGTGAAGCGGGAAACGCTTCCCTAACGGGAAGAATCCCCGTCGTTCACGGCGGGGAGTATGTCAAATTCGATAACAAGTAGTTTTTCAAATCTACAACCAATTAAATTGGTCAATTTTGGTCCTCTTGGTTTTTCTTCCATAATTTATGCTCTAGTTTTTCTATTTCAACAAACTCAATATACGAAATTTGGTCTTTTCTCTTGAATCGGCGATAAATTTTTCTTAACGCCTTATGAGGACGGTCAACAATAGTGTTAAAATCTACGATTCGTTCTGCTAACTCTAACAAAAGTTTTCTGTCAACTATGAAAAAGTCATTTTCCCTCTCAAAGCAAATATATCGAGCCAATCCTCTTAACCATCCGACCCCGCCATTCACTGACACGAATTCTAGCCAACAAAATTCGTCCGTTGGCTCAATATCCTCTCTTCTTAGCTTTTTTCTTGCTTTACAATCGAAAGACCACCGATTACCGTCTTTTTCCAGCCAAAAATCAATATGAGAAAATTGTTCGCTTTTTGAAGCGGCCCTAACCTCATAGCCCTTTTCTTCGGCCAATTTCTTAAAAATTACTTCGGCAGAAAAACCCATTTCTCCGCAATCATGCTTATCTAGCGCGTGCTTGAATTTTTTGTGTTCCATGTTAAATTCTAACCAGAATGTCGATTAAAGCTCGACAACGTGGCAATTTTCAGTTGTTTTTGCGCCGAATCTTTGGATCATTCGGAGGAATGGTGTTTTTTTGGATTGGCGGTTAATGTTCCATGCAACAACCTCGTATCCCTGTTTTTTCAACAGGGAGAAGCATTTTTGAATGCAATAAACCATGTGCCAAGAGTGGCGCGGATTGGAATTTAAACTTGCCGCCATAATTAAAACTGCCGTTTTTTTACCCGCCAAAGACGAAACGGGACTGTCTAGCCACTCTTGGCCGCTTCCAAACACGGCAAAAGCTTCATGCTCTTTAACACGGAAGCATTTATTCCCGCGAAAATTGCTCTCGAAATACTTGAACGCCAAGGAAAACTTCTGGCTAACTGTTTTTCGGCCCTCAAAAATGGGTAGCGGATTGCTTTTCATGCAAAACTTCGCCCATAAAACCAAAAGTTCGTTCTCTAAACTCGGGTTTGAGCCGTTAATATCGTATTCCTCAATAGTGTAACTCACTAACAAGGTTTACGGTCTAAGAGTATGCGTCTATCAGAAAAAATCGCCCAAAACATTTTGCCGCTCGGCGGGCAGACGATTTTGCAGTTTTGGCAACTCTATTATGATGTTTCTAATAGTCCTAATGAGTTTTTTCCGTTTCACGCTGGCACAAACGGTTTGGACAACCCGATTATTTTCGGCGGAATCTCCTACGCCCCTATTCCTTGCGAAATTGATGCTATTGAGACAAATAGTTTAAACAGAATCAGTCGGCCCGAAATCCGCATCTCTAACGTCAACTATCAAATTAGCCAGCTTCTTCGCCGCAAGAACGATTTTAAGAATGCCAAACTTGTTCGCGTCAAGACTTTTCTGAGATTCATTGACGATTCTAATTTTGATGGCGGGCAAAACCCCTATGGCGCTCCAGACCCTAACGCTGAAATTTCCCGCGACACTTTTGTAATTTTCCAGAAAAAGGCCGAAAACAAAACATTTGTAGCTTTTGAACTGAGTTCTAGCTTTGATTTGGCCGATCAAACAACTCCTAATCGCACTATTTTGGCCCGTTATTGTCCTTTTCAATATCGCGGAAAAGGTTGCGGCTACTTTGGTAAGGCTATTTGTAAAAAGGATGATTCAAGTTTCTCTGTTGAGCCAGATTCAGATTACGAAATCTCCTCGGCCAAAAACCTGTGGCTTGACAACCATGAATATCTTGCAGGAAACAGTGTTTATGTGGAGAACCTTTCGGACCCGCCAAGAACAGTTTTTGTTTGTAGGACACCTCATTTGTCAACAAGTTTAAATCATCCCAATCAACCAGACGGCGCTGCTTATTGGGAAAAAGATGATTGTTCCAAAACAGTCGGCGGATGCAAAAAACGCTTTTTGAACGATCCAACTAATCCCGCATATTTGGGCCATTTACGCTTCGGCGGTTTTGTTGGGACAGAAAACGCCAGACTAGGAGGCTAACAATGACAATCAAAGAATCTCTCAATTATTTCATCAACCAGTCTCTGTTTTGTAGGAACATTGAAATTTGCGGATTTCTCGGAAAAAGAAATGGCGAATACGAATGTCGGGTTGTAAAAAACAAGCATCCTAATCCTAGAGAGTTTTTTTCTATTGACCCCGTAGAGTATTTAAAGTTTATGCGCGAGCATGAAATGGTTGCAATTTTCCATTCTCACATTCAAGGAGATTCTCAAGCTTCCGAATTTGACAAGGTGAATTCAGAAAATACACTTGTTCCTTTTCTAATTTATAGCGTTCCAGAGAAAAAATTCAGTTTATTTGAGCCGCCAAATCACGAATGCAATGTTGAGGAGGTTAAAAATAGCCTATGACAGACATTTTTATTCATGGAAAACTTGGGCTTGAATACACTAAACACTTTCAGGCTTCAATTTGCAAGCCAAAAGATGCGATTTCAATCATTGACGCAAACTTTGATGGCTTTGAAAAGCGATTGATGCAACTAGCGAATGAGGGTTTTCAATATAGCATTGTTGCCGATGACCAGCTAATCAGTTCTCCAGACGAGCTTTTCGGCAAAAGAAAATTCAAAGAAATCCACATTGTTCCCACGGTTTGCGGGTCAGGAGTTGCGGCATTAGCTGTTGGTGCGGTTGCGGTTTTGGGCAGTTTTGTTACAGGGGGCATTGTAAGTTCAATCTTGTATGCTGTTGGTATGGCGGCTATTTCATTTGGCATTAGCAGTTTAATGTCCAAGCCGCCAGATGCCAACAACGCAAGTCGAAACGCCACCACTTCGGCCACTTCAAGAAGTTTCTTATTCACCAATAAAGAAAACATTGTTCAACAAGGAAACCCCGTGCCTGTTGGTTATGGAAGACTTCGCATTGGTAGTGCCGTAATTCAACAAACAATTAAAAGCTATCCAAACAGCATCAGCACATTTGATGAATTCGCCTCTCAAGCGACTCAAGAAGGTGGAAGCCAAATGTCAATCATACACAATCAAGAACTGTGAACCATTTTTTAAAGAAAAACCTTAGTATTCGCGGCGCTGGCTTTGGTAAAAAAGGTGGCGGCGGACCTCCCCCTCCCGCTGAACTACAGCCGCCCAAACTCGGCAAACTTCAAACGCTGTCAAGTTATTCTTATGCTGAAATCATTGATTTGGTTAGCGACGGCCCAATTGACGGCATTGTTAATCAAAACGGCCAATACTTGCAAGGCCATAGAATCTTTGAAGGCATCTACTTTGATAATACTCCCGTCAAAAAAAGTTTCGACATTAACTACACGGGCGAAAATACTATAACAGCATATTCTTATGACATTTCAAGCGATGCTTCGGGTATTTCTGGATTGTGGTATCGTGGGAACGCTTTCCTTGGAACAGATTTTACTGGTGTCAGAAGCTCTTTAGCGACAGGTTCTTTGACTGGAAATCTAATTTCAGGCAGAAGTCCAGCTATGATTAAGCAAAACTCTTACTTTGCCGATCATACGCCAGTTAACGATCCATATCTTTCCCTGTCCTACGTTCCAATTTCTCACACGGGAAATTCTGGCAACATGTTCTCATGCCCAGACCCCTATATTCGTGAAAAACATTGGGAAATGACATGGACTCGGGACGATATTGCCAAGAGCATTTACAAAAGCGTTGACTTGCTTAAAAAAGTTGCCAGCGAGCCTCTCTCTTACGGAGAGCAAGCTTCTGACATGGCCAAAAACAAAATCCTGCGTTATAATTACCAGAATTGGACCGACATTAGAGAAGCCTTGCTGCCTTTTCCCATTAACCAATCCGAAGACGATTACCCCGTTTTCGCGATAAAATTTGAAGTTGGTTCTCCATTCGTTGAAACTGTTGTGAGTGAATGCGGCAATCCTCTCTCTTATTTTCAAGTCAACGAAAAACAATTAACCGTAAGTTCTGACTTTACAGTTGATAAATATACAAACATTGTATTCAGCGACGACATTGCCAACCAAACTTTCCAAAAGGTTGAACTAGAAAACCTAAAGCTAGACCACATTGTTCAACCAATTGGTTTGCTCGACTTAACCTACGCTCAAAAAACCACATCAACCAACGTGGATGTGGGCGGAAGCTTCATCTTATTTGGATTTAAAAACGGCCAAAATGCCCCGTCTCAAGAAAGTATTGACGCTATCAAAAGGTTTGTAAGCTCGTACTCAGTTGTCCGCTCCAATGATGAAAAATACAATTATAACAATGTGCTTTCAGAAATCCGAAACGGCGACGAACTTCAAGCCCCGTTAAGCTATTTCAGCAAAGTTTATGTTGACCGAGAATATGGAATCAAACTCGTCGGCCCGTTTGACGTTTCCAACCAAATTTTAAGAGTCACTAATTTTGACGATGATTCTGGTTTCCAGATTAACGGAACGTCTGAATTTCCCTTGGGAGAAACCGTCTCAAATGAGGGGTCTTCTGATACTCGAAATTCCAAAGACTTCTCCTCTTACGTTGGCAACAATCGAACTCAATACATTGAAGAAGCCATCCCCATTACTCATGTAATTGAGAATCCAAACGTAGATCAACTCTTCATTTCAATTGGCGTCCGAGCCTTGAATGACACAAATCAAATTGATTCAAACCTTAACGGTATTGGTTCTGTTCAAGCTGGAACGAGAATTCCAACGGCTGTGCGATTCAAACTGGAGTTTGGTCTTCAAAATTCATACGGCCAAGATGTGGCTGGCTCAGTTGAAGAGCGTGTTTACCAGATCATGGGGCTTGTTGATTCGCCAGCTATTGTTGATATTGGCCGTTCGGAAGTTTCTACTGTTCTCAGTAATTATAAATTCTTGAATGGCAGCAGCAGTAATTCAGAAATCAATGCTTCAACTGCTATCATCCTTCCAGAAGCAACTCAAGATTCTAAGCGATTTGTTCGGTTGACAAGAACCACTTACGAAACCAGCAGCAGTCTTGTTCGGCGCGAAATCTCTTTGGAAAAGGTTACGGAAATTATTAACACAAAATTTTCTTACCCATCTTCTGCTATTGTCGGCACAAAAATTGACTCTAGAACCTTGTCTGCTATTCCGCCGAGAAGTTTTGATTTGCGTTTGAAAAGGATTTTGGTTCCAAGCAACTATTACCCATTATTTCCAGATGGAAAAGACAAGCGCCGATACAAAACGGCCAGTGAATTTTCCAATGCAACCGCAGATGATTTGCAGATTTATCGTGGAAATT